ACCTGCTGCTGGTCTGAAGTCAATCTCGGGGAGCATCTTGAATTTAGTTGCTCCACCCTCAAAATCATCCTTTAAATACAATACAACAGATATTTGACGGTGATAAAAATCACTCCTTGGGTCCGTACAAGCATCAAAATGATAATTATATTTTTGTTCTTTTGTATATTCTAAGACTTGAATACCCTCTCTATTAGAACTAGTTTCTCTAGCACCAGGGATGGGATATCCATCAAGAGCCATATCAGACTTAAAAAGTCTATCTCTATATTCTAATAACGCAACATTCATTTTCTCATGAAGTATTTGTGTCGCAAAAGCACCATCTGCTATGACGGTTCCTGTACTTGAACGAACACTAGTATCTGCCCTTACATTTCCGTCAGCATCAAAGACGGTGTTTGGATTGAAAGTTAAAGTATCAATATACTCGTTTACGATTTTTAATTGCTCTACATCAAGGACGCGAATGTCCTGAATAAATTGTTTCATAGCAAAAGTGTTTTTCAGTATTTATTGTGATTATACAGTAACTTCCATCACTGTAAGAGTGCAAACACAACCACTAACAGCCCAATAGAATGTTCCACTACCAGAAGAAACTTTTACTCTAACATCATATGTTACTTGCGAAGTTGTTGCTGGTGAATCCAAAAACATTCCAGATACTGTTTCAGTAGCTTGACTTGTCGAATTATTAAAATTAGATTCAAGGTTAGCATCATAAATGTTACTTCCACCACGATGTAATGCAGTAGCAACTCTAAGGTTAGAAGCTCCTTTCTGGATGGGAAGATTAAATAATACTAGAACTTTATTGCTGGCAGATGTTGGTGTAATATTTACACTAAGTCCTGTTTCTGTATAAGACGAGTTTGCTGTGCTACTTTCAGTATCATATGTGTCCTGAACAATCTGAATGATACCACCACCACTTGCACCAGAAGGTAGTCCGTCTCTTGGGACAATTCTATTTGTTCTTAATTCTGACATTATCCTGAGACCTCCATTAGAATCATTCTATTATTATAGTTTGTAGAGTCTGCATACAATTCAAAAGTGGAACCACCTGAAACAGATTCACATTTTACTTGAAGTTTATATGTAGTAGAAGAGGTTGTTGCTGGACTATCTATAAATTGTATTGCACTTTGAACTGCTTTAAATGCACTGCCAGATCTAAAATACAAATCTCTAGTATACCAGACTTGTGTAGAACCTCTTAATACTTGAGCGTTCACCCGCAAAGTATCTGTGTTTCCACCATATACACCCAATGCCATATTCACTAAAATTTTACTAGAGGTTGATGATGGTGTGATTGATGCACTCAATCCAGCATCAACGTAAGATGAAGAAGATGTTTGTAAGAAGGAAGTTAACTCCCCCTGTACCATCTGAACAATACCACCCCCACCATTAGTGGGAACACCAGTCGTTGGAACTATTCTATCTACTCTTAATTCGGATGCCATTTATCAAGAAGGTTCAGTGGGCCAGGTTACAGAGGTCATATCCAACTCATAGTCAGAACCAAGAGTTGGAGTTGCTGTAGAGGGAAGATCTCTAAGTGCCTGACGATAGGTTTTGAAAGCAGTAGAGAGAGTTGATCCAGTCTCTTTTGCCTTGACGACTTTCCAGTCATCTTTAGCAAGTCTCTTGTCCCTTTCAATGCGAAGAAGTCTCATCGCCTCTACACCATCAAGTTCAGCAATCTTTGCAGTAATTGCTGCTTCGGATGGTTTATCATGACCGTTTCCTACAAGCCACTCCAAACCAGAATACTCACCGCCACGACGTGTCCATTCTGCTCCTGGTGCAAGTACTTGTAATGCATGGCTAATGTCGTATTTCATAGTTATATGTTATATGTGTTTATTTATCAAAGAATTATGATGGTTTAGTAGGCCAAGTGGGATTTGCAGGATCGC